GGTTCGCACGTCAGGCTGACGGCGGCCAGGTTCGCTAGGATGTTCTAAGACAAAGTGGCCCGACGGTGTGCAACCACCGCCGGGCCGTGGCACCGAACCCGGCTAAGGAATCTCGGCACCATGGACAACCCTAAACTGCGCTCGGCTCGGTCGATCCGGTCCGAGGCCAACTTCCGGGCGAGGCTGGCCGAACTGGGCGCGACGTTGCTTGAGTCCGAATGGCTAGGCAGCCACGCGAAACACCATTGCAGGTGCGCCGCTAATCACGACTGCTACCCGCGCCCGCACGACGCCCTGAAAACGAAGGGCATCTGCCGGGTCTGCGCACGCAACGACCCGGCCGCCGCCGAAGCCGCCTTCCGGGCGCGACTCGAGGAGCTAGGCGCGATCCTGCTGGAGCCGGAATGGCTCGGGGCGCTGGCACCTCACCGCTGCCTGTGCCGCGAGGGTCACGCGTGCAGCCCCCGGCCGGCCAGCATTCAGCAGGGCCAGGGAATCTGCGTGATCTGCGGAGGCCGCGACCCCGCAGACGCCGAGCACCGGTTCCTAGCTCGCCTTGCTGAACTCGGCGCTGTAATGCTGGGCCCCTACGAGAATGCCCATACCGCCGTGCACGTCCGCTGCACAGCAGGACATGACTGCTGGCCAACGCCCGTGACCGTCCTGCAAGGAAGCGGCCCCTGCCGCGCATGCGGACGCGGATGCCCGAAGCTGGCCGAGGCCAACTTCCGCGCAGCCTTGGCCGAGTTCGGCGCTACGCCGCTGTTCGACGAGTGGCTCGGCGCCCGGACGCCGCACCCTGTACGGTGCGTCAACGGCCACGAGTGCCGCCCGTACCCGAACGGCGTGCGCAAGGGCGACGGCATCTGCAAGCGCTGCTCGGGGGCCTGGGATGTCTTCTATGTCGTGACGGGAAGTGCCGGCGTCAAGTTCGGCATCACGACCGGGGATCCTCGGCCGAGGCTTAAGGCCCACCGTACCGATGGTTACGCGACGGTCGTCCGCCTGGTGACTGACCTCGCCCCCGGCCTGGCGCTGGATACCGAAGATGCCGTGAAAGCCGCGCTGGCACTAGCGGGCGAGAAACCGATCAAGGGCCGGGAGTACTTCGACTCCTCCTGCCTGGCGCTGGTCCTGGACGTGGCCGATTCGTGGCTGGGGCCGCCTGACTCGCTGGCTGCCGCCTGACCGATCCCAGGCCGGGAGGTTCGCGTGCCTCTCCGGACATGGGTCAAGGGCTGGCTCGAGAAGGACGATCAGCCGGTCCTTGAGGAGATCACCGAGGCCAAAGCGGCGGCCACACCGAAGTTCGTTGTCAGGTCAGGAATTGAGTACGGCATTCCTGACGGCGGCTTGACTGAGAGTAATCAAGGCGTCGGGGCAGCCACCCAGACAGACCGCCGCTCGCTCTTGGAGCAGTTGTATGAGGCGTACGTCGCCTGTCCTTGGGCATGGGCGTGCGTGCAGGCCATCGCTAAGACGATCACTGCGGGCGGCCTCGTCACCGATTGGGACTCTGACACGGGCGAGGGGGACCAGGACGAGCCCGAGAAGCCGCAGAGCGTTGTCGCGCTTGAGCGGCTCCTGGCTTACGTCAACCCCGAGGAAGACATCCGCCAGCTGATGCGGAACGTCATCACCGACTTGCTCGTTTTCGGCGATGCATTTGTAGAAGTTGTATGGTGGCAATCGCAGCCCGTTGCGCTGTATTCCCTTGATTGCCCGTCGATGCTGCCGCTCGCCGACAAGCACGGCACGGTGACCGGGTATGTCCAGCAGACGGAATTGGGACAGCGCGCGGAATTTTCACCGAGAGACGTTATTCATATTTCCCTGGATGCTCCTCGCGGCGGCATATTCGGCGTGAGCCCGACCCAGGCTGCGCTGCTGCCTATTACCGCGTGGCTTTTCGCGGCGTCTACTGGCAAGGAGATGTTCCGCAAGGGGCTGCCTCCCCAGGTTCACGCGGACTTCCCTGCTGGCACCAGCCAGCCGGAGATGAACAAGTGGTCGGCGCAGTACTCCGCCCGCCACATCGGCCCCCGCAACCTGGGCGTGCCGATCATGACCAAGGGCTGGGCGACCCTCAACGAGCTTCAGGCCGGCAAAGTCGCGGATGTGCTGACGTTCCTTAACCAGAAACGCGACGAGATTTGCAGCAATTACGGCGTGCCGCCCGCAAAGGTCGGCATTATCGAATCCGGCAATATCGGCGGTGGCACCGGGGAAACGCAGGATAAGACCTTCCGTGTCAACACCTGCCAGCCGATCGCGGAACTGGTTCTGGAGAAGCTGCAATTCCATATCGCCCGGAATGGCTTCGGCGTCGAGGGCTGGAAGCTGAAGTTCGGCGAGGTCGACTGGCGCGACTCGCTGGTGATCGAGCAGATCCGTGACATGCGGCTCCGTAACGGGAGCTGGATCCTGGACAAGTACCGGGCTGACATCGGGGAGCCTCCCGTCGAGGGCGGCGACAAGCCTGTCCTGGTGGACCGGCAGAACCTGGTGCTGTGGGAGGACATGGGTGCCATGTCCAAAGCCGTGGTCGCCTCCAAGGGCGCACCCGCGGCCGCGGCGGAGGCCGCAGCGAACGGGATGGCCGGGGCTGCCGCGCAGCAGCCCGGCCAGGAGCAGGGCCAGCCCCCTGGCGGCAAGCAGGACGACCAGAAGGATGACGGGAAGCCGGGCGAGTCGCTGCGGGCCGTCCAGTGGCAGCGGTACCGGGCCCGGCTCGCCGAGGCACGGCAGCCCGCCGGGACGCTTGAGGTGTACCGGGATGAGCTGGGAGACAGGGCAGAATAGCGGCCATGATCCGCGCCTACGTCCACGAGAACTACACCGGCTTCAACGTCGACATCTCCGTGGTCATGCACCCGGCCGAGGGATCCATGGACGTGAGGCCGCGGATCATGCGCCTGGCAGGGACCGGCGGGTGCCTGTATGCGACCTGGGAAGAGATCCCCGCCGACGGCACCATCGAGGGCCCGACGTTCCGGCTCGGCCACGAGGAAGCCCGCGCGATCCTCGACGCCCTGACGGCCCACTTCCACGGCGATGGGGATACGCGAGCACTGCGCCGCGACTACGACGCCGAGCGGAAGCGGGTCGACCAGCTCGCCGGCACCCTGTCAACGCTGGCGCTCAAACTGGCGGAGCCGGCGCGACTAACCCAGGAAGGCGGCTGACGTGGCCGATGTCGCCGTCGAGGTGAAGATCGCGGACAGCGAGCAGTTCCAGGCGCTGATGCGGAGCCTGCGCAGCGCGGCGGAATCGTTCGCCACGCTCAGCGACGAGGAACGCGCGGCGCTTCCCGGGGCGGCACGGGACGGCATCGACACCCTCATCGCCGCCGCCCGGCCGGAAAGCGGCAGCGACGAGGAGCACCGCGCCTTCCACGGCCGGGTGATCATCGAGTGGCCCCCTCCGCGGAACGGAATCCTGGCCTCGTGGGGCTGCGCGATCTACGACGCCGAGACCGGGAAGCTGGTCACGACCGCGAGCAAGGTCATGGTGACCGCTGACGTGCAGGACCTGATCACCTGCAACCTGGTCATGTTCGCCGACGAGGACGGGAATCCGGTCTTCGACGGGAAGCCGCGCTTCCGGGACGACAGGATCATCACCGGGACGTTCCCGTTCATCGTCGCCGAGATGCGCGTCCGGTCGTGAGCGAGCAGCAGCCTTCCGCCGGGACGACCCCGGAGACGGTCACGTTCCAGGGGGCGCTCGCGGACGCTGCCCGGCTGCTCCATAACGCTGAGCTCGAATGCGACCTGGCGAAGATGGAGCGCATCGAGAAGCTGGCCGACTCCTGGATCAACATCGCGTCGATGCTGAAGCCGGACTCGCCGTGAGGCCGGACCACCTGCGGAACCGGTGAGCTGATGGCCGAGGCGCAGCCCGACTACTCCGGCAGCTGCATGATCGCCCTCTACCCGCCCGCCAGGATCGCGACCGCGCTCGCCGTCGACGGCGGCCTTGAACCGGACGAGATGCACGTCACCGTCGCCTACACAGGTGACGCCGCCGACGTGGACCCCGAGGCGCTGAACGCCGCCGCGCAGGCCCTCGCCGGCCGGCCCGCGTTCACCGCCGCGATCTCCGGCCACGCCCGCTTCACCGGCGGCAAGCAGGACTGCGTTGTCGCCCTGGTCGACGCGCCCGAGCTCGAGACGCTCCGCGCCGACGCCCGCAAGGCACTCGCCGAGCAGGGGATCGGGATCCCGTCCGAGCACGGCTACACGCCGCACCTGACGATCCGCTACCTCGGCCAGGACGACACCGACCCGGTAGGCCGGCTGGCACCGCTCCCCGTCGCCTTCGCCGCGGTCTCGGCGGTGCACGGCAAGGTCCGCACCGACTACCCGTTCGCCGGCGACCTGCCGGAGATGGCCGCCGAGGCGTTCCTGTCGGGCTGGCGGCTCAGCGGCTGCGACGCCCCGTTCGGCGAGGCCGAGTTCCGCGCGGCCATAGGCTCCGCCCTCGACTGCGCGGCCGACCCCGGCGTCCTCGAGGCGACCCTGGACCTGGGCCACCTGACGGGCACCTGGAAGACGGTCTACGGCCGCCGCGAACGGCTCCTCCGCAAGCACCTGAAAGCCGTCCTCGCCGCCTGGAACGCCTGCCTCGCAGGCCTTGACCCCCGGGACGCGGTACGCCAGTTCCGGCAGGTCATGAACCTCGCCGCCGAGACGGCCGTCAAGGACCCGCAGAAGCAGTGGTGGAAGGACGCCGCGACGACGGCCGCTCTCGGCTGGCTCCGCGGCATCTACCGCTCGGACGGGTACGCCGCCCTGCTCGCCGCGATCGAGGACGCGATCCGCTCGGGTATGGCCGAGGGCGAGGCTGACGCCCTGGCGCTGGCCGCGTCACGGCAGGGCAAGACCGGGTTCTCCATCGTCAAGGCGTTCAAAGCCGCTTACGCCCGGCTGGCCGACGACCACCGCATAGCCCAGCAGGCGCAGGACACGGTGGCCGCGATCATCGCCGCAGCCGCCGGAGACGCGGGCCGGGCCATGGCCGCCCAGGCTGGCGACGGCGGCAGCGAAGACGACATGACCGCCGCCGCAGACGACGCGGTGACCGGCAAGGAACCCAGCGCGGTCGAGCTCGGCGCCGACTGGGTGCTGTACGCGGCGATCCTCGCGGGTGCCGTGGACTTGTGGCAGCAGGTGTCCGGGACGGGCAGCAGCGG